GTATACAAAGTGGTGTGAGGAGAACGGGTATTCCTCAGAGAATCAGAAGAACTTTAAAAATGCTATCGGCGTGCATTTTAAAGTGGTCCGAAAGCGACCCAAAGGCGGTGGCGGACAGACTACGCTGATCATGGACTGCAAGTTTAAGGAAGTAGAAGATGGTGCGGAAGACCTGACGGTACAGGACGCATATAAGCCAAAGGACAGTCTTTTGTGACTTTTTTTCTGATTTTGGGTGCTTTGTAGCATGTAGCTGGTTTGTAGCCGAGATTTCATAACCTTTTTTATTATTACTTTCTTTTATAGCTTTCTTATATAAAATTCAGCTACATGGTTGCTACATGCTACATGAGTTGAGAAGAAAGGAAAATAAGAGAATGAACGGAAACCATGAACAGAGACAGGGCAGGCAGTCTTTGTGGGAGCCTATTTGTGGGCAAGGGCAAAAACGGCCTGCTTTGTGATACAGGAAAGAGAGGACAGAACATGAGTAAGATTATCACCTGTGAACAGGTCAGCAATGGCCATCCCGATAAGATCTGTGACCAGATCGCAGATGCCATTGTGACCGACATTCTTCAGCATGACAGGAACGCCCGTGTGGCGATTGAGTGTCTGCTGAAAAAGAGTCAGCTCTTTATTGCCGGCGAGGTCACCACCGATTACCGGCCAAACTATCAGCAGATTGTCCACGATGTGTTCAACCGCATCGGTGCTGAAAAGCTGGGCTGGAACCTGACCGAGCTTCTTCGCATCGGCATTCTGGTGGACAAGCAGTCCCCGGATATTGCAATGGGTGTGGATAAGGGCGGTGCCGGTGACCAGGGTATCATGTACGGCTACGCCACCAACGAGACGGCAGAGCAGATGCCGATCCCGTACATGGTCGCCACCAAGTTCCTGCAGCTTCTCAAGGCACATCCGTCTAAGATGTTCCGTGCAGATGCCAAGGCACAGGTCAGCTACGACTACGACACCGGACGCATCACTACCTTCCTCTGCTCCGTGCAGCACAGCCCGGATGTGGAGGTCAGCGACTTCCGGCACATCATCGAATCCATGATGGTGCTGGCCGCCTGCGAGTACGGTCTGGATGGTGACTTCACGAAGCTGGTCAATCCGACCGGCCGTTTCGTGCTGGGCGGCAGCTACGCCGACTGTGGTGTGACTGGCCGAAAGCTGGCGTGCGATACCTACGGCGGTATCGGTCGTATGGGTGGCGGCGCTCTGAGCGGTAAAGACCCCACCAAGGTAGACCGCTCTGCAGCATACATGGCGAGGAAGATTGCAAAGGACATCGTGCAGGCGGGCTACGCTGACAAGTGCGAAGTTCAGCTGGCCTACGCCATCGGCGTGGTTCAGC